CCTAATGCGGCATTCGAATCATAAGAAGTTGCATTGTGATATGGAACTTTATTGTCAGAAAATGGATTCATACTTGATAACTTCACATCTTCATATTTTACATCCATATCCAGTGGTCGAATCCAATAAGAATCTGTCATTGATAGAGCAAGATTTTTTGCCAGATACATTTTTGTATTCGTACATCCAGCTTGTTTTAATACTTCCTGCATCATTTTTCGAGAAGCAGGAACAGCTCTCCCTTCCCACCAATGTTTCATTCTTCTCGTATCTGCATTTCCCAAAAACGGTGATAACCCACTTCCGTTGTCTTTATATATTTTTAGAGTCCCTGTTTCGTCATCGATAATTAGACTTCCACAAACATCATTTTTATGCATTAATGCGTATTGACTCATAGCAATGCCTCCCATTCTCGTTTTTCATTATCATAATCTTCAATCATCATTTCAGGTACTTGTTTCCGATAACAATCATATAAATCTTGACACATATTTTTTAGAGTGAGCAACATTAAATCTTCATTATTATCTAGTATATGCAACTCTATTCCACTATTCGTTACTTTCCAATAATATCGATATCCAAGATAAGTTCCTTTTCCGTTTTCGAGAAAAGCAATGTTGTTCAGAATCTCATCTATATTGCAATTCAAATATAAACTAAGCTTATATACTGTTTCTGCTGCTTTGTTGTTAATATTTTTCTTATCATTGATCAATTCATTCAATGTTGTATATGGAATTCCACTCTCTTGACTGATTTTATATATGCTTTTCCCAGTTTCTTTTATTTTTTTCTTTAAACGGTCATTCATTGATTATCACTCCTTTGTGTTCATTATAACGCAATTACGTTATATGTCAAGTAAAGGCTAAAAGAAAAGAGACCACATGAATGCGATCTCTCTTCTGTTTTTTAGTTATGATTCCTTATCTCCCAAAGTTTGATACCTCTCATATCGCAAATGAATCCCAAAAGATCCGATTTCTCAGAAAGGAACTTCTCATACTGGCGACGTTCTTTGATATCTACAGGATCCCATCCTCGATCTTCCATAATTTCTGCCTGGCTCCCGAGACAAGCATCTACAGAATCATAATACGCTTCTTTCAGTTTCTCATCTGACATTAATGCAGCTTCCTGAAAGATCATGTTTTTCTCTGATTTCTTCATATTGTTTCCTCCTGCTAATATCCGATATATACCGGAAATCCATCAAAATCGTAGTTTCCATACTCTGTTTCGTTATCCATGTCTTCGATTACCTCAGATACATTCCGAATCAGGTTATCATAATCGTAATCTAATTCTTCAGCAGCATCCAATGAAATGAAACCAATAGCACAACTACTGTTCGCCTGCGCTTCGATTGGAATCACCTGTTCGCATTCGAGTTTGCCGACGAGTTCTGTAATCTCTGCTACTGTGATCCCTTCATCTAACGGCTTTTGAACGAATGCGGCTTTTGGGATAACACGAGCAGAAACATTACGGATTCTATTGAGATTACCTGCTTTGTCTGTGGCAATCCAGAATCGATCACTTCCTTCATCATCTTTCTCGCAATCTTCAAATAGATAAGGTTTCGTCTGAATTGCGAAAACTAAGTTTACTATGTGTTTTCCGCAGTTATTGCATCTTACTGCTTTTACTCCAAAAGAACCTCTGTATTCAATTTTGCTGTGACCGCAGTTACATGATATTGTGTAACGGTCTCCGTTCGTAAGAAATCCATTTTCTGTGATATTCCAATCAAGCGATCTGCAAGCTTCTTTAAAACTCATTACTTTGTAATCAGTAACATCTTGTAATACTTTCTTTGCCATACTTTTTTCCTCCTTTATTTCGTATGCTTTGTTTTTGTTATCCTAAATATGGGTTCAACTCTTCGCATACAAAACAACCGGAGGCAAAAAGAGAGACCAACCAATTGGTCAGTCTCTGTTTCTTGTTAGTCGACTTTAATTCCAGTACATTCGTAAAAAATATCAGGATCAAAGTTTGGAATCGCCTTGATGATTTCTTTATCGTCTATATCAAGACTATCCCACCACATCTGACAACATTCAGACTTATCAAGCTCCTTAAGATATCCACCTGTTGTCTTATATGTTGATTGTGCTACTTTTTCTTCATCCGTCATGTCGTCTGTATTCACCCATTCAGCAGCACTTTTTGGTATCTGTCTCAGTAATTCCCTGGCCTTTGAGTCTAACCAATCCTGATAGGTCATATCTGACGGTTTGTCGAACAACATGATTTTGTGTTCTTTTACATTGAAACAACCTGCGTTGAAAGACGAATTATTAAAATCCCCAGTATTGAAGCTTCCGCTGTTCATATTCCCGGTGTTCCTGTCCCCGGTGTTTCCACTCCCGGTGTTGCATTCCCCGACGTTGCAGCTTCCGGTGTTCCAGTCCCCGATGTTCCTGCTTCCGGTGTTGCAGTCCCCGGCGTTCCAATTCCCAGTGTTCCAGTCCCCGGTGTTGCAGTCTCCGGTGTTGTAGTCCATGGTGTTGTGGTTCCCTGTGTTCCTGCTTCCGGTATTCCTGTTTCCGGTGTTCCTGCTTCCGGTGTTCCTGCTTCCGGTGTTCCAGACACCAGTATTCATGTCTCCAGTATTTCCTAATCCTGTATTATCTTTTCCAGTATTTACGATTGTTAAGAGTTCCATCCAAGGGATCTCTCTTACAATATAGATTTTATTTGTGCAGGACTTGTCGCCGTCTGTTCTTACCTCACCATAAGCAATGACTTCAGCAACTTTGTTGTTGCTGTCAAATTTGTAATAATTGAAGCAGTCGGCAGCCTTTTCGCAAAAGTGAAATCCTCGGTCACAGCAACTTGGGTTAACATCTTCCTCAAATGTTTTTCCTACCTCATACTGAAAATTTCGGCAAGTCCAGTCTGGATTAAATACTTTAAATCCATGTACTGGTTCGTGATTTGTTACATTATTACTCATTTTTCGTTTCCTCCTTTTTGTGTGCTAAATTTATTTGTTATCCTAAATATGGTATTAAGTACTTGCACACAAATACTTTGGAAACGAAAAGAGAGACCAACCAATTGGTCAGCCTCTGTTTTTCGTTAGTCGACTCTGATTCCAGTACATTCGTAAAAAATATCTGGATCAAAGTTTGGAATCGCCTTGATGATGTCTTTGTCTTTTGTTTCGAGATTATTCCACCACAACTGACCACATTCAGACTCGTCAAGCACTTTCAGGTAACCGCGTGTTGTCTTGTATTCCGGATGCTGTTCCTTTTCTTCATCAGTCATATTGTCGGACCAAATCCATTCAACAACATCCTTTGGTATCTGCTTTAATAACCACCGTGCATCAGATTCACACCAGTCACGATAGGTCATATCTGACGGTTTATTGAACAGCAATATCTTCTGTTCTTTTGTATTGAAACAGCCAGTATTAAAAGATGACTTGTTCCAATCCCCGGTATTCCTATTCCCAGTATTCCTATCCCCAGTGTTTTGATTTCCTGTATTCTTGTACCCGGTGTTGTTGTTCCCGGTGTTCCAATACCCGGTATTCCAATCCCCTGTGTTGTAGTTTCCGGTATTGTAGCTTCCGGTGTTCCTGTTCCCGGTGTTCCTGTCTCCTGCGTTACAATTCCCAGCGTTCCTGTCCCCGGTGTTCTTGTCCCCGGTGTTGCAGTACCTGGTGTTGCGGTCACCGGTGTTGTAGTGCCCTGTGTTCCTGTTCCCGGTGTTGTTGATCCCGGTGCAATTCTTTCCAATATTGACGATCCGCAATACTTCATCCCATGGGATTTCACGTACGATTTCAAGCTTGTCCGTGCATGACTTGTCACCGTCTGTTTTTACCTCACCATAGGCAATAACTTCTGCAACTTTGTTGTTGCTGTCAAAATTGTAATAATTGAAGCAGTCAGCAGCAGTCTGACAGAAGTGCATACCGTGACAGCAAACATTAAGCTCCCCTTTTTCCTCAAATTTTCCGGGGCAAGTGTACTGTTTACAGTTCTTTCCTGTCGGGTTACAGGTCCAATCAGGTCTGAATACCTTATATCCATGTACAGGTGTGTTCGTTTTATTACTCATTTTTTTTGTTTCCTCCTCGTATGCTTTTAATTTGTTATCTTTAAATATGGTATGAGTTGATCGCATACAAAATTTTCGGAAACAAAAAGACCCGCATAATGCGAGTCCTTCTGTTTGTTTCTGTTTTAGATTCCAAGATCGAATTTCATCTGTGGATTCTTCTTTGCAATTTCTTCTCTTGGATATCCGATCAGTTTAAAATCATCAATCGTGAAATCGAAAAAATTTGTTTTCTCTGTATCCAGAACAAATCTTGGATCACAATCAATTGTATTTCGATTAAAAACGATTTCTTTTGCCTGACTCAAATGTCTTTCATAAATCTGAACGTTTTCACTTACATGTGTGAATACGCCAGGTTCGTATCCACAATGTTTTGCAACCATCAACTGAAGCGCAACATACTGCATCTCATTGATTGAGG